AAGATTGACTATTGGACTGTAAGCTATCATTCAGAAACTACCAAAGAACAACAAGAGTTATTCAAACGAAACATACTGGATTTAAAACAACGAGGTAAACATTTTAAATGCGCTATAATGATGCATCCTAAACATTGGGAAAACTGTATCGACATGGTAGAATGGTGCAAGGAAAATAACATACCTTATTTGCCAAGACAGTTAGACCATAGTATTATTGACTTTCAATTTTATTATAAGAAAGATCAAGTCAAATGGTTCGACGAGCTTCGAGGGGTTACTACTAAGATACCATTGCATAAAAAAATTATATCAATAGTAAATCTGGACAGCAAAGGTCGTAGTTGCTGTGGCGGCAATGAGATGCACGTTGATGCTGATTATAGTTGCAGTCAAACTTATATTCCTAAAAACAACTTCGAAGGGTGGCATTGTAGCGTACATTATTTCTTTGTGTTTGTTAAGCAAGTCACAAAAGAAGTTTTTGTTAACAAAGATTGTAAAATGAATTTTGAAGGTAAGGTTGCTCCGATAGGGTATCTAACAGATAGCAAATCGATCATTGACAAAATTAAAGAGAAACAACCGCCTGCAATCATTTGCGGTAAACAAAAATGTCGATGCGGTCTGTGCGCCCCTAAAACTAAAACAATGTTGGATTACAATAATACAATGGAGCGATATCTTGAGCCAGATAATACCTTGGAATAATATCGTTAGGTTTGGTCAGCGAACAATGCTGGATCGACCACTGTTTAATGTCAGTTGGATATTGGGAAGATTTTGTAATTATAAATGTAGTTACTGTTGGCCTTATGCTAGGACCGACACACCAGATCACCAACCGCTTGAAGTATATAAATCTACTGTAGACGAGATTAAGCGTCAGGCACGAGCCAATGGGTTTAACCAGTTCCATTGGTCGTTCAGCGGGGGTGAGCCCACTGCCTACAAAAACTTGTTAGAATTGGTCAAGCATCTGGACGAAAAAGAAAGTCAGTATCAAAGTATACACATGACTACAAATCTTAGTCCAGGAATCAAATGGTGGGAAACTTGGTGTAATCATACTGCACTTTTACAGCGTAGAAGTATAACAGCCAGCTATCACACAGAGTTTGCCAAAGAACAAGAGTTTGGTGATAAGTGCTTACGATTGATGACCGAAGGAGTTTTACTAACAGTCAATCAAGTCATGGTTCCTGAGATGTTTTTTGAAACTCTAAAACATTGCGAAAGACTGCACAAGAGAGGAATCAATGTAACACTTAAACCGCAGAGCGACCCTACTGCTAGTAAAATAGTAGATGGCTATACTGACGAAATGATTGAAATAATGCAAAATGGATTTCCGCAACAAGCAGATGGTGAAGACACTTATCAAATAGCATTATACGATTCGGATAACACTGAATATCTGTTTGATCAGGCTGAAAGGTTTAATGCATTTGGATTTAATAAATTCACCAATTGGAGTTGCAATAGCGGATATCAAAGTGTTATAATAAGAGGTAATGAGGTTAAACGTGCTTATAGTTGTCACGATGCTCCGTTAGGGACTTTAGAAAACTTTAGTTTATTTTCTAGTCCAAAAAACTGTTCTACACCTAGTTGTGTTAGTTCAGCAGATAGTAAGGTACCAAAATGCAAATAGATACAGAACACTTACACTATTGGATGAATGCTATTCGTCAAAGCGACGATCCTAAAAGGGTCTTGGATGCATTTTGGCGAGGACAAGTTCAAAGTAAAGAGTGGTTGATCGAAACGCTAACACATTACATTCCGGTCAAAGCCGACCCTGTCAGGATTGACATACACGGCGGTTGGGTAGGTGTGTTGGCTAGTATGCTATTTCAAAGTCATATTCCTGTCAAGTATATTTGTAGTGTAGACATAGATCCTACTTGCGAATCTGTAGCTACTATGATGAACAAGATAGAAGAAATGGATGGTAGGTTCAGAGCCATCACCGGAGACATGTGTTCAGTTCCAATAAGTGGTAATGTGGTTATCAACACCAGCTGTGAACACATAACCCAGGAGCAATACGAATTATGGTTATCTAGAATTCCTGCTAACAGCATTATTGTTTTACAGAGTAACAATTATAAGATACCCGAGCACGTTCGTATCTCACAAAGTTTAGAAGAATTTAAACAACAAAGCAACCTTGAAGAAATGTGGTCGGGTAGTTTGAAAACACAGTTGTATGACCGCTGGATGATTATAGGTAAACATAAAGGTAAACAATAATGTTTTTTTCAATTAGCAAACAACAGCAAGACGATTTTCCTAATCACGTTAAATGGGGAGAGTTCTGTATTGATTTTGACAATGGTTGGACTGTAACTGACTCGTCTATAACTAAAGGCTACGAAGGCAAATCTTGCGAGATAAATTACGTTGACGACACCGTACATCTCACTGCCGGTATACGACAGACATTTCCTGTGTTTGTTGATGACGAAAACTTTATCGTATCAAACCTGTTTGACAACTCTAATCTATTCGTAGGTTCGATTACTATTACTCCAACTAAGATTCATCGTATCGAACACACTGCTCCAAAGTTTGTTAACTTGAATTTATCAGACGATGAAATTATCAATCAGATAGATAGTATTATTGAAAATTCAATTTTAAATGTAAAACACGATAAACCAGTCAAGTTGTTTTTAACAGGTGGAGTTGATACATTACTAATGGCGGCTTATGTTGTTAAGAACAAGATACCGCACGAACTAATAACTAGCGAACACTTTGATTTAGATTATTTCCTATGTCACAACAGATCTAAATTAAAAAAATATTGGGCTTACAAAAGTTTGCAACACTATCGCGAACCTACAATCTTATTATCCGGATCTAATGGAGATGAGATGTTAGGGCGACACCCTGCCGATGTATGCATGGTCTTAAATTACTTCAATGAAGACATAGTAGAAATTAGTAAGCAACAACAAATATACCATAGCAAATATTTCTTAAGAGAAAAGTTTATTGCTGAATATGAAAAGATAAAACAAATTAAGTTTTCTAGCGAGCAGGATCTAAAGCAACATATTGTTTTTAGAAATAGTAGAGACTTCCAACACTGGCACTTGGGAAATACTATTACCTATTCTCCTTACGATAACTTAGACTTGATAAATCTTGTTTTGAATCTAAGCTACCCAATGCTTAAGACACAGATGCTAGATGCTGGCGTTCAAAAATTATTGATCGAACGCAATGCTCCTTCGCTGTTGAGATTTTTATCCGATGATAAGAATTCAAATAACTTTAAGAAACTAGCTTCTCTGTACGAAGGTCTAGAATCGCTATGAAACCTATAGCAATAACGAATCCGGATTTTAATAATTATCTTAGTATTCGTTATGAGTTCACTAACGTTTGCAATTATAAGTGTAACTACTGTTGGCCCGATTCCCATGCAGGTACAACCACTTGGCCCGACTTTGATTTAATTTGTAAAAACTTTGATCATTTGATTACAGTTTATAAAACACATTTTGACAAGACTACAGTCAGCATTGAACTAACTGGCGGCGAACCTACTCTGTGGCCTAGGTTAGGAGAATTCGTAAAGTTTCTAAAAGAAAAGCACGATGTTCGTATATCAGTCGATACCAACGGTTCACGAACACTACGCTGGTGGAAAGAGTATTCACACTACTTTAATGACATAGCAATCAGCTTGCATCATGAATTTTCAAATATAAATCATACCATAGAGTTATTAGATTTAATTTACGATACTAATACTACCATCGGAGGAGTTTCTGTCTGCATGGATCCGTTAGCTTGGGACAAGTGTGTTGGACTAGTAGATTCATTAGTAGCTCACCCAACACCGTGGTTAGTTAAAACAACTACACTAGTTTCATCAACTGGATCGGAGTTAGGTACTATAAAAGATTATACTTCCACACAACTTGCTTATCTTGAAGATAAAATTAAAAAACTTCCACCAAAAGAATATATCAATAAGATGAGAGCTCTTAATAATATACAGGAAGATAAAACACAAGCAGTTATAACATGGACGGACGGAACAACAGACCCGTACTCATCATTTACTATTATCAGTAGAAAATTAAATAATTTCTTTGGATGGGAATGTAATCTAGGAGTTGACCGCGTTAATGTACAACGCGATGGTACCTTGCAAGGTGCTTGTGGGGAAACCAAAGTTCATGGCAATAGCTATTTTAAAATACACGATTTAGATTTTGTTGAAAGATTTACGCCCGGCGTAATCAAACCTGTTAAGTGCTCAATGCTAACATGTGGTTGCAAAACTGAAATGAGAATTACTAAACGTAAATTAAATGTATAATTTAGAAGATATCAAAACTGTCCATCTTGAAGTCACTAGCCGATGCCAGGCTAGTTGTCCTATGTGCGTGAGAAACATACAAGGCGGTGTTGATAGCCCTAACTTAAGGTTAAGTGAAATAACATTGATAGATTTTAAAGAATGGTTCCCTGTTAATTTTATACAACAATTAGACAGATTGTATATGTGTGGCAATACAGGGGATCCTATTATGGCCGGTGATACTTTAGAAATATTCAAATATTTAAAAGAAACAAATCCTAAGATTGATTTAAGCATGAATACAAATGGTAGTGCGAGAAATCAGCAATGGTGGCAAGACCTAGCTAATGCTGGAGTTAAGGTTACATTTGGTATCGATGGACTAGAAGATACTCATAGTCTATATCGTATAGGTACAAACTATAAACAGATACTACGCAATGCTAGAGCATTTATCAATGCTGGTGGAGTTGCAGAATGGCACATGCTGATATTTGAACATAATGTACATCAAGTAGAAGATTGCAAAGAACTAAGCAAAGCATTAGGATTCAGTAAGTTTGTATCAAAAAACACTAGTAGGTTTCAATCGGACAACCTTGAAGTATTAAATAAAGATGGTACAGTTAGTCATATATTAAAACCGTCTGTTAAAAGCAAACAGATTACAGTAAAGTTAGAACAGCAACAGCCTAT